CTGCCCCACAGGCCGAACAAAACCAAATGGTGAACCTATGGGACTGAACCACCCCGCCCCCCTCAACGAGGGCCACCCGGATGCCACACATGCCTGACCGTCCTGAAACCTGGGCCATGGTGCTCGCCTGGCTGGAACACCACCACCCGCTGGTCTACGCCGCCGTGCTGTCCGCCACCCTCGCCGCTGCCCGCCTCATTTACAGCGGCGGCAGCATTCGCCGCGCCCTGGGCGAAGGCTTTATTTGCGGCCTCATCACCCTCGCCCTCAGCAACGGCCTGCCCCTGTTCGGCATGCCGCCCGAGGTGGCCCCCTTCTTCGGCGGCATGGTCGGCCTCATCGGCGCCGACGGCGTGCGCGCCGGCCTCAACAGACTCGCAGCCCGCAAGGTAGACACCCTATGACCAAGCCCCTCACCCTCCGCCACGGCTCCAAGGGCCAGGCCGTCCAGCAACTGCAATGGGCGCTCAACGCTGCCGGCGCCAAACTGGTACCGGACGGCGACTTCGGCGACCAAACCGAGAAAGCCGTGCGCGCCTACCAGCTCAAAATGGGCCTGGTGGCCGATGGCATCGCCGGGCCGAAAACCCTCGCCGCCCTGGCCGGCGCCGACTGCTCGCGCCTGCTCAGCAACGCCACCCTGGTAGCCGCGGCCAAGCGCCTGGGGGTGGATCTGGCCAGCGTCTACGCCGTCAACGAAGTCGAGAGCAACGGCGCCGGCTTCCTCGCCAACGGCAAACCCAAAATCCTCTACGAGCGCCACGTCATGCACGCCCGCCTGTGCCTGGTGCGCAACGAAGGCGACAACAGTGCCGCCCTGATCGCCCGCGCCGACCAACTCGCCGCCCAGCACCCCAACCTCGTCAACCGCGCCCCCGGTGGCTACGCCGGCGGCACCGCCGAACACCAGCGCCTGGCCAACGCCCGCTACATCGACACCCTGGCCGCCAATGAGTCGGCATCCTGGGGCGCTTTCCAGATCATGGGCTACCACGCCGAGCGCCTCGGCTACGCCAGCGTCGACGAGTTCATCGCCCTCATGCACCGCAGCGAGGCCGACCAGTTCGAAGCCTTCGTCCGCTTCATCGAAGCCGACGCCGCCCTGCTCAAGGCACTCAAGGCCAAAAAATGGGCCGAGTTCGCCCGCCGCTACAACGGCCCGGCCTACGCCCGCAACCTGTACGACGTGAAGCTCGAACGCGCCTACCAGCGGCACGCTGACTGCGGCTGTGGTGGGCAGGTCAAGGTGGCGGTGTGACCGCCCTGCGCCAAACCCTCTACGGCCTGGCCCTACTCGGCGCCCTCGCCCTGCTGCTCTGGAGCACCTACCAGCAGCACCAGGCCGCATCGGCGCGGGCCGAGCGCGATGCCGACCGCATCACCACCCTGCAACAACGCAACACCCGCCAGGCCAACGCCATCATCCGCATGGGCAACGAACTCGCCGCCCAGCGCGCAGCCCAGCAAGGCCTGCAAACCGCCCAGGCCGACGTGCGCCAACAGCACGCCACCAGCCACCTGCAAAAACAGGAGACCCGCCGCAATGACCAGACTTTTGCTGATTGGGGCCGCCAGCCTCTGCCTGCTGCTGCTCGCCGGCTGCATGAGCGCCCCGCCCTTACCGGAGCCAGTGGTTACCGTGACTGGCTGTCCCGTCGTAACGCCCTGCAGCCTGCTGCCAGCGGCGCCACAGAACAACGCTGACCTCAGCGACGACAGCGACTACCTGCTGTCGGCCTGGGCCGAATGCGCCGCCCAGGTCGATGCCGTCTACCAACACCAGCAACAACAGCCGAGGCGCGAGCCGTGAACAAACCCAGCAGCCTCAAACAACACCTCATCGCCGCCGTGCCCGAACTGCGCGGCAACCCGGACAAAGTCATGGTCTTCATCGACCAAGGCCGCATCCGCAGCACCACCGCCCCCGGCCTGTCCTTCGAATACACCTACACCCTCAACCTCATCCTCACCGACTTCGCCGGCCACCCCGACGCCGTCGCTGTGCCCCTGCTCGCCTGGCTGAAGACCAACCAGCCCGACCTGATGGAAAACCTGGAGAAGGCCAAAGACGCCATCAAATTCGAAGCCGACATCCTCGCCGACGACCTCGTAGACCTCGCCATCACCCTGCCGCTCACCGAGCGCGTCATCGTCAAGCGCCAGGCCGACGGCACCCACAACATCGCGCACGCCCAAGAGCCACAGCTCACCGAACAACTACCCGCCACCGCCTTCCAGCTCTACGCCGGCACCGAACTACTGGCCGAATGGACGAGCCTCGAACCCAACGGCGGCGCCGCCCTGGCAACCCCACACCCGGTACCCAACCGTGGCTGACGAACTGCGCGCCCTCGAAGACTGGGCCGCCGCCCTGCTCGCCAAGCTGGAGCCCAAACAGCGCCGCCAGCTCAACCAGGGCATCGCCCGCAAACTGCGCCGCAGCCAGCAACAGCGCATTGCCGCCCAGCGCAACCCGGACGGCACCCCCTACGCCCCGCGCAAAGCCCGCCAGCCCCTGCGCAGCAAACAGGGCCGGGTCAAACAGAAAATGTTCACCAAACTGCGCCAGGCCCGGCACCTCAAACTGCAAAGCGACGCCAGCAGCATCGCCATAGGTTTTCTCGCCCGCACCGCCCGCCTCGCTCGCGTCCACCAATACGGCCTGCGCGACCGTCCCGGCCGCAACGCGCCCGACGTCCAATACAGCCAGCGCGAGCTGCTCGGCTTCGCCAGCGCCGACCTCGAAATGATCCGCGACGAGCTGCTCGACCAGCTCGCCCGCTAACCCCGCGCCGTAACGCCCCCCGCACCGCCGTACCGCCCGTGCATCACGCGCGCGCGGCGGCAACCATCGCTGCATGAATGACATCGCCGAACTCCGCCGCCGCCTCGACAACATGATCCGCCTCGGCACCATCGCCCAGGTCGACCATGCCAAGGCCCTGTGCCGCGTCCAATCCGGCGCCATCCTCACCGGCTGGCTGCCCTTCTTCACCCGCCGCGCCGGTAGCACCAACGAATGGGCGCCGGTATCGCAAAACGAACAGTGCGCCGTGTTCAGCCCCTCCGGCGACCTCGCCCAGGGCGTCGTGCTCGTTGGCCTCTACTCCGCCGCCAACCCGCCCTGCAGCAACAGCCCAACCGTACACCGCACCCAGTTCGCCAACGGCGACTACATCGAGCACAACGCCGCCACCGGCGCGCTCACCATCCAATGCAGCGGCCCCGTGAAGATCAACGGCAGCCGCATTGATCTGAACTGAGGCCGCCCATGCCAGCCGTCTCCCGCCTCGGCGACACCTGCACCGGCCACGGTTGCTGGCCCCCGCGCCCCAGCACCGGTGCGAGCCCCAACGTATTCGTCAACGCCATCGCCGCCCACCGCCAGGGCGACGCCTGGGCCGCACACACCTGCCCGACCATTCCCGAAACCCACGCCAGCGTGCTCGCCGCCGGCAGCGCCACCGTGTACGCCAACGGCAAGCAGCTCGCCCGCGTGGGTGATCCCGTCGCCTGCGGCAGCGCCGTGGCCCAGGGCTCGGCCAACGTCTTCGCGGGGGGCTAATGGACAGAACCACCGGCAGCACCATCACCGAGCTAGACCACATCCGCCAATCCATCGGTGACATCCTCGGCACCCGCATCGGCAGCCGCCTGGCGCGCCGTGAATACGGCAGCAACGTGCCCGATTTGATCGACGAGCCCTTCAACGGCGCCACCACCCTGCGCCTCTACGCCGCCACCGCCATGGCCCTCATGCGCTGGGAACCACGCCTGCGCATCACCCGTGTGCAACTGCAACGCGGCAACGAGGCCAGCACCGCCGTGCTGGATCTGGAGGGCACCCGCGTCGACAGCAACGAGGCCATCACCCTGCAAGTGCCGCTGGCACTGGGGGCCAGCGCATGAACTTTACCACCATCGACCTCAGCCGCCTGCCCGCCCCCAACGTGGTGGAGCCGCTCGACTACGAAACCATCCTCGCCGAGCGCAAGGCCGAACTCGTCGCCACCTTCCCGGCAGCGGAACAAGAGACCATCGCCGCCCGCCTGGCCCTGGAGTCCGAGCCGCTCACCAAACTGCTGCAGGAAAACGCCTACCGCGAACTCGTCTGGAGGCAGCGCGTCAACGAAGCCGCGCTCGCCACCCTGCTCGCCTTTGCCAAGGGCAGCGACCTGGAACAGATCGCCGCCCGCCTCAACGTCGCCCGCCTGACGATCATCCCGGCCAACCCAAGCGCCGTGCCGCCCGTGGCCGCCGTTATGGAAGGTGACGAAAGCCTGCGCGAACGCACGCAAATGGCCATGGAAGGCCTGTCAGTCGCTGGCCCGCGCAACGCCTACATCTTCCACGCCCGCAGTGCAGACGGTCGCGTCGCTGACGCCTGGGCGCACAGCCCATCCCCGGCCGAGGCCGTCGTCACCGTGCAGAGCGCCCTGGGCAACGGCACCGCCTCTGCTGAGCTGCTCGCCCTCGTTGACGCATACCTCTCCGATGAAGACCGTCGCCCCGTGGCGGACAGGCTCACCGTGCAAAGCGCCACCGTGATCGAGTACCAGGTCATCGCCGTGCTGACCCTCGACACCGTAGGGCCAGAGGCCGAACCCATCCGCGCCGCTGCCGAAGCCCGTCTCGCGGCGTTGGTCACCCGCCGCCGCCGGCTGGGCATGGAGGTCAACCGCTCCGCCCTGGATGCTGCCCTGCACATTGAGGGCGTGCGCCGCGTCGACCTGCCCGGCTGGGCCGACATCATTGCCAACAACCAGCAGGCGCCCTACTGCACCGGCTACAGCGTCACGGTGGCCGAATGAGCATCTGCCTGCTGCCCGGCAACGCCACCGAACTGGAGCGCCACGCCGCCCAGGCCCTGGCGCAGATCGAGCGCGTGCCCATCCCCCTGCGTGAGCTGTGGAACCCCGACACCTGCCCCGTCGAGCTGCTGCCGTACCTGGCCTGGGCGTTCTCGGTTGACCGCTGGGACCCGCGCTGGCCCGAAGCCGCCAAGCGCGGCGCCATCCGCGCCGCGTATTTCGTGCATGCCCACAAGGGCACCATCGGCGCGCTGCGCCGCGTGGTCGAGCCGCTGGGCTACCTGATCGAAGTCATCGAGTGGTGGGAGCTGTCGCCACCCGGCCCGCCGGGCACGTTCAGCCTGCTGGTTGGCGTGCTCGACACCGGCATCACCGACGAGATGTACCGCGAGCTGGAGCGCATGATCGACGATGCCCGCCCCGTGGCGCGCCACCTGATCGGCCTGTCGATTTCCATCGAGACCTCTAGCTCCACGTACATGGGCGCGGCGGTCAGCGACGGCGACGAGCTGCATGTTTACCCGCACACACCCCGCGACATCGAGGTCGGTGGCCGCCATGGCCGCGCGCTATACGTCATGGACTACCAGACCACCACCATCGAGCCGCTGTGGCCGGGCGATATCGACATCGGCACCCGCATCAAATCGGCCATCGCCGTGCACACCCTTGACGACATGAGTATCTATCCATGACAGACCTGAACAGCCAGTTCTACGCGATCCTGACCGCCCTCGGTGAAGCCAAGCAGGCCAACGCCGCCGCCCTCGGCGTGGCGTGGCGCATTACCCAAATGGGCGTTGGCGACGCCAATGGCACCGAGCCACAGCCGCAGCGCACGCAGACCAAGCTGATCAACGAGCGCCGCCGCGCCGCGCTCAATCAACTGTCGGTCGACCCAACCAACAGCTCAATCATCATCGCCGAGCAAATCATTCCGGAAGACGTCGGCGGCTGGTGGATTCGTGAAATCGGCCTGTACGACGAAGCCGGCGACCTGGTCGCGGTGGGCAACTGCGCGCCCAGCTACAAACCGCTCCTCACCCAGGGCACCGGACGCAACCAGATCATCCGCATGAGCCTGATCGTTTCCAGCTCCGAGCATGTTGAGCTGAAAATAGACCCGAGCATCGTGCTGGCCTCGCGC